TGTATTGCAGAATACAAGGGTGAATTAGCAATAATTGACTTTAAGACATCTAAAAAACCTAAACCACGTGAGTGGATCGAACATTATTTTGTTCAGGCAATGGCATACGGATGTATGCTATATGAGATGAAAAACATCTCTATCAAAAAACTTGTAATCATTATGGCTTGTGAAAATGGAGAATGTGTCGTCTATGAAGAAAGTGATAAAGCAAAATATATTAAACTCCTCGGAGATTACATTAGAAAATTTGTTGGAGATAGATTGGAACTTTATGGAAACTAATACTGAATTAGAAAAGGCTATAGAGAGTAAATTTTTAACTCCTTCCAAATTCGCCATGGAAATCGAAAGGATTGTAGCAAATGAAGAAATGAATTATATTGATGCTATTTGTTATTATTGTGATGTCAATAATTTAGAAATAGAATCAGTCACTAAACTTGTTTCAAAACCTTTGAAAGAAAAATTGAAATATGATGCTCAAGAACTTAATTTTATGAAGAAAACTTCTAGAGCAAAATTGCCATTATGAAAACGGAGAGTTTAGAAGTTCTTGCTTATACTAAACCATTTCCTCATCTTATTATTAAAAATTTTTATAATGATGAAGAACTTGAATTAATTTGGGATGAACTTAAGTTCCTTACTAGACCAGGAAAACTTTTACAAGCTAAAGATTTTGGGGGTGTAGTGGATAAAACTAATTCACACGCATTATTTTTAGATAAAGTTTATGCTAAGAAAGATAGAATTATTTCAAACATATTAACAGTTAATCGAAAACTTTTTGACACAGAAATATTAAGAGTATTTTCTGAACTTCATGATTGTTGTTCTATTGCAAAGTATTGTAATTTTGATGTGACAAAAGTAAGATACTATCATGATGGTGAATATTATGAACCTCATACTGATAGATCTATTCAATTCTTAGGATTTTCTTATTTTTATAAGGAACCTAAAAAATTTGAAGGTGGTGAAATCTATTTTCCTGACTATAATTATGAATATTCTTGTGATAATAATTCTATGATTATATTACCAGGTTGGGTTACTCATGGTGTAAGAATGGTTAAAATAACTAATTCTGCTTATTATGATGGTTGGGGTAGATATGCTATTACAAGTTTTTTTGGGAATGAGGATATTAATCCAGATGGAACAGAAATTGGTAATATGAAGAGTAAATGAAAGTGACACCATTTGAAACCTATCAATCATATCTTTCTATGAAAAGTCATTTTACTAATCCTAAATTTGACTTTTTTAAGTATGGTGGTAAGTCACGAGCCACTATGGCATCCTTTAATAAAAGAAAGGATAAATATTGGTTTGAAAAGACATCTAGAAAGTATTCTGATGAAGAAGTGCTAAACTTTCTTTTAGCAAATTTTGTAACTACTGATAACCCCCAAAACCTATGGATCGGAGAGATAATCAATTCGGGAGAAAGAAATTACACCGAATGGAGGAGACGCAAACAGAGTTTGACTTACTTATTCAAAGAACAAGTAGAGAAATTGATTTCAGAGACAAACTTAGAAAAAGTATTCGATTGCTCGAAGGGCCATCCACCATTACTAAAAAAATATCTGGGTGGAGAGATTTCGCTAGAAACGCTTACGATACTGGAAAAAGTCTTTTCTTTCGTAGAAAATTTTGATAAAAAGTTAAAAGATCCTGTATGGGAAACCGTAAGTCTTAAGGTAAAAAAGTATATACCTTTCCTAAATATTAATATGTTCCACTATAAAAAAATTTTGAGGGAAATGATCCATGAGTGAGTTTTTTGAATCTACTATCGTTCAAGATGAATTGAACGAAATTAATCAAATGCAAAAAGAGATTTATGGTAATATGATGTCATTTGCCGATTTAGATCTTGATGATAAGATGGAGCATATTGATCAATTGACTGAGTTATTAGAGAAACAAAAGGTCATGTATACGAGGCTTTCTCTTTCAAATGACCCTCAAGCTATTGAAATGAAAGAAAAATTACAACAATCAGTTACCATGTTGGGTTTCCCAGAAGGTACTGATATGAGTATATTATTTGAAGGTATGCGTAAAACTATTGAGTCTTTAAAACAGAATGTTGACCAATAACTTATTTTTTGCTATAATATCTAAGTAAATCCAATTAATCCAATTAATCCGAGGTATCCAAATGTCGTTTGCTAATCTTAAAAAGCAATCAAAACTAGGTTCTTTAACTGCAAAGTTAGTTAAGGAAGTTGAAAAAATGAATAATAACGGTACATCAGGCGATGACCGTTTATGGAAATTAGACGTAGACAAAAGTGGTAATGGATATGCCGTTATACGTTTTCTTCCTGCTCCCAATGGTGAGGATCTACCATTTGTAAAACTATACTCCCATGCCTTTCAAGGTCCTGGTGGTTGGTACATAGAAAATTCTTTAACCACTCTTGGTCAAAAGGATCCTGTTTCTGAGTATAATACTAGTCTCTGGAACAATGGTACAGATGCTGGCAAAGAAACTGCTCGTAAGCAGAAGCGTAAATTAACTTACATTGCCAACATCTATGTTGTGAAGGATCCAGCAAATCCTGAAAACGAAGGTCAGGTATTCTTGTACAAGTTCGGTAAAAAAATCTTTGACAAGATTACTGCTGCAATGCAACCTGAGTTTGAGGATGAGGAAGCAATTGATCCATTTGATTTCTGGCAAGGTGCTAACTTCAAGTTGAAGGCAAAGAATGTTGCTGGTTACAGGAACTATGACTCTTCTGAGTTTGCTGCTCAAAGTCCTCTATTAGATGACGATGATGCACTTGAAGCACTCTGGAAGAAAGAGAACTCTCTTCAAGAGTTTGTTGCCGCAGATCAGTTCAAGTCTTATGAAGATTTGAAGAAGCGTCTTGGTTATGTTCTTGGTAACAAGACATCTTCACGTCCTCAATTTGATGAAGACTTAGAAGATGAAAGTGAAGGTCGTGGTTCAGCAGAAGAATTAGTTACTGCATCTACAACCACCTCTTCATCTAATATAGATGAGGATGATACATTATCTTACTTCTCTAAACTAGCAGAAGAATGATACTAAAAAAGGGGTCTTACGACCCCTTTTTTTATGATGGCATAGAGATTCTAGTATTCTCTGTTTTAATTAAAGATGGTGTAATACGTTCTGATGATTTCTTATATGTCATAATTTGTCTCATATCATTTAAGAACTGACGTAAATATCTTCTTTTAAGAATGTAAATTGATCGTTTTTTATTATTCTTTATAGTTTCATATTCCCAGTTACTAATACTTCTGACTGGATTTAGAGTAGCTGTTTCTTCATTAGATGTATCTGGTTTTGGTATTGTAAAAGTTTTATCTACAACTTTACCAGCAGGAAGTATAAGTCTATCTTCAGAATCTTTTACTTCTGTTGTTTCATAATAACGTACCGAATTTAAATCAGTACCGTATTTGTCTAGAGCATAATAATATAAATCTTTATTTGATAATGGCCATTCATTTCTAACGTTTACAATTCCTGCAGTTATAAGGACAACCCAATCTAATTCTGAACTACCATATAACTCTTCAGCAATAGTATCAGGTCGAGCATCTTCCATTATTTCATACTTATCAAAGACTGTAAAGACATTTTGTAAGTCATCACGAAGTTTATTTCTTCTAAAGAGATTTTTAACTCTTAGATAACTTTGTGAAGAAGGACTATTAGATAGAAAATTTTGATATGCTACATCTGGTATTTCTCTGAAGTATGCCATTTTAGTATCCTACCCCTCCTACGGATGCATCGTAATCTTCATTATATATTGGTACAAGTTCAGTAAATGAAAGAACTATAGTTGATGAAATGGGAGCACCATCTGCATATGTAGTAAAATTTCCATCAGCTGTATAGTTTGTTGATATATTTCTAAGAGCACATAGTTTTATATTATTCAGATATTGTTTTGCCTTTCCTACATATTGGATCTGAAAAACATTAGGTGTTTTTAACATAGCAGTTCCTTTACCTTTTCTAGGAGCCATATTTTTCTTAAATGTTCGTATGATTGATTTAACTGCTTCTGATTCTTGTTGGAATCTAGGTGTGAATTTGAATTGAAAACTAAAATTCCTTAAAGTAGGTCCGTTGAATAATAATTCCATATTTGGGTTTATTACTGCTCCACTAGATCTTGCAGTTAGTTGATTAAAGTTTACAGCACCTCCTATTCCTAAAGCATTTACAGCTTTCATTGCAAACCAATTAGATACTAATTGTTCATTATTTTGAGCATTTCCTACTTGATTTATTCCAGAAGTAATAGAAGCTTTAAATCTATCAACATTACCTGCTACTAAACCAGAGGCAGCATTAAGTGCTGTTTCTTGTACAAAATTTAAACTTCCTTGTCCATAATCTACTGAATTTGCATCTGTAAGTTGAGATGGTATGGGAAGGA